ATGTTTTGATCTGTCCCTGCGATGTGAAACACGAATACGAAGCACAGGTAATGATTGTTTCTCCGCCTTCCACTGCATCAGATTCTTCATCAGTATCACCTGCTTGTACCTTTCCCTCTTTTGAGATAGTCACAGTCTCGATGTCATAGGCTACAACGACGGCGTTCCTGATTTCCTCCAAAGCATCTTTGAACTTATCCGTAGAATCTAATACGTCGAATGTAAAGTTCTTTGTCTCTTTGCAGCCAAGACGTTTGAACTTCTCAAGGTCTGTCTGCAGGATAAACTTTCCATGGTCTACGGTATGAACTTGTGCGAGGGAATTCCCTACGATGACAGGAATCGAGTAATCAAGACGGGATCCACGATACAAATCTAGGGTGGCGTTCTTCGCTGGAACCAGACCTTTCAGTGTGGACTCGTTACAGAGGAAGATCCCCTGACATCCCCTGCTTTTCGCCTTCGTTACCAGCTCGGAGATAGAGAGTGTGGATGTCGTTACTTCGGCCGCATATCCACAATTCCGCACATAGTATTGCAGAACTGGAAGATATGCGGCCTCATGAGCCATGTAGTTTATTAGGATTTTCATTATCTAAAGTTACCTCCTTCCCATTCTGCCAGGAAAGCTGCGGGTAGTCGAGCGTATAGATGCTTGGTTTCATCCACCTGGCCAACCATAACAGCATCTTCCCATAGATATCCATCGTCTTTAGGATTTTCACTTTTACCTATGGCCGTGACTTCTATCTTTTCTCCTTCAGGAGTTAAATAGATATGAACCCCTAACTTTCTAGCTTGCACACTATAGTATCCGTACATCATTCAGGAAACCCTCTTGACATCCCGATAAACACGTTGATAGGAATTCTCGGGGTATTTGAAGGTGAGGGGAAATAGAGTTGCCATGAAGTCATCCTCTACTTTTGTGTTAAGATTTGAGGAAATCGTCTTACGTTTGATATGCCGTGATGCGTACTCCATCTTAAATTCCGCAACAGGCAAACCCGAAAGGGCACGGCGAATTCGTTTGCAGCGTTTTGCGTTCATCTTGTTATCTCCTATTAACTGAAAAGTGAAAATGGGAGAACCCCTGATGAGATTCTCCCTTGTTTCTACTTAATTATTCCACTGCTTCAACTTGCGGAACGACGCGCAGTTTCAGACTGGCACGTTTCTCTCCATCCCTACCTTTGTAGGAGGAATAGGAAATCCTGCCGCAGAATTCCAACTCACTTTCCAGCATTTCAAAAATGGTTCCAATAGTAACTCCGTTGAGATCCTCAACTCCTGCGATCTTCTTAACTTCCCGTTTGAGCATTCCCAGACCGTCTAGGGTTCCCTGGAAACGGATAGTGAAAAGACTACCATTGGGAACAGGAGGTTCATCACTGGAAACCAGTTCTCGCGTTTCCACGACTGCGATAGTAACTTGAATGCTTTGAGATTCAGTACCGTCGTCATTCTCAAACTTGGTGATCTTTCCACCTTTCGTGACAAGGTCGTAGTCACCGGCGGGAGGTTGAATGAAATCAGGAGCCTCTTGAATGTGATCAAGGGAATCATCCATCATGGATTCGAGATCGAGAAGGGTTGCTTGGGTCTTGGCCATTTTATTTGCTCACTTTCTTAGTTGATTGGGTTTTGGTTTTCTTACTGGGACGGGGTGTAACATTGAAGGGTTGCTGATGAGGGTACTTTGATTTTTTCTGCGGTCCCTCTTGCTTAGTTGGTTGGTTCATTCTTGGGTGCCTTTATGATTCCACCGTGAATAAGAAGGGCTTTCATATCGAGTGTTGCACTCTTTTCGATCTCGATATTAAGCCTGGACTTCGTTTGTACGTTTGGTCTGTATGTAGTCGATGAGCCTCCTTTATGTTTGCTACCTGAAATTTCAAGTTGGACGATGGTCCCAAAATATTTCCCTACCATAGTGGAAAACGTTTTAGTTCCGATCATTGGGTACTGCTTTGTGCGGACCAACTGTTTGTTAGGCCCTGTTCCTGTATATTCCTCGTCGTAGAGGACATGGGTTAATACAACGAAGTTGGTGTGTCTTCCTACTTGGACAACCTGAAGAATGGATTTCAGCCAATTATTCACTGTTCCCCATTCTTGGATTTGCAAAATCGCATCCTCTGGCTGTCCTTTGAGAAGTGCATTTACCCCGCAATCTGTCAACTGACTTCCACTATCCAAGATTACGAGGTCATTGTGTGTCAGCTTTGTCAGGTTGAACTGCTGGAATACCGCTTTTTCTTGCATGCACTTCACACAATTCATCTTTCCGTGAGCTTCGCAAATCGGTACATCCTGTGCGCTGCTGAACATTCTAAGGATTGCGTTCATTACGAACGGATCTTTCCTTGTGTCCAGCATGCTAAAGAGTTGGATTTTCTGCAACGCGGAGTCAGGAAGTCCCATTGAGAGAATTGTATCTTTGCCGTTTTCCAGATCGAGCCAGATGATTTTCCTGATTTCTGGAATCATAGCTGCTGTAGCTGCGAAGCGAGTCTTTCCTGAACCACTATCACCGTAGATCAGGATTGCGTGACTACCGCTCTCCTTCTCTCGTGCTTTTTTAAGAGCTAGCATGTCCATTCACAGTTTTCCTCTAAGGACTCTAGCTACTAGTGAGGAATATCCTGCCAAGTCATCCCAATGATCAATAAAATCGGCGTCACCTGCAACCATTCTTCCAATTTTATGAAAGATCATATCCAGAGCTTCCTGTTGTTCCATCGTAAGGGTCTTTCCTACGATTTCCAGTTCATCACGCAGGACCGTTTTTAATCTTTGCGTACATCTTGCATGATCTCGGAAATTGCCGTGCGTCTCTTCCCTTTCCGAGAGTATAGTTTCTACTATATCAATGGCTTTGTCAATGGTTTCTTGTGCTGTCTTGGTATTGTCCATTACTGTCTGTGCTTTTACCCTGTAATTACAAGACTTCCAGTTAAATTGGGGATCCGGATTCCATCTCCATTCCCGTGGATATCCGCCAGGCTTTATACTAATGAACTCAATGTCCGCCCCCTTTCTGAAAGCTTTTTCTACGCTCTTTCTATACTGTTTCTGACTCACTGCTTCTTCTATTTTTATTTCCATTTCCGTGCCCTCAGAATTGTTTTTGCGAATTTAACTTCATGTTTTAGCTCGCTCGGTTTGATACGATAATCTACAAAATCCCAGAGGAAAGAGGGCCTAGCAGCTGGATTCCATACTTTATCTCCGTTGCGAAAACGATATTGCACTTTCATACCAATGCCATGAAGATACTCTACTACTTTTTGATATTTCCCGCGGGGCTTGCTCATTCCATAATCCTTTCCAAATGATCCTTAATCAAATCTTCCAGCTTGAACGTGAACTGATACTCATTCGTGTCTTCTTCCTGAACTTTCCTCCTGTCGAGAGAATGAAGTCCACACCCTCCAAAGTGAAAACACGGCTTGTTGTAATGTAGGCACCCAGCCAGCCGTTGTGGAAAGATTCCCATGTCGAGCTGGCGCCGCATTCGTTCCACATCCATTCCGAGGGTGATGAAAAAATTAAGCCTATCTTTCAGGCTCTTGGTGAAGAGCAAGTCATGGATTTTAGGCTGGAAACCATTACCAGATCCGAGCTGACCGACGAAATAACCTACGTCATAATCACTATTTTCCTTTCCGACAACGGAATCAATGACAATACTATAGCCAATGAGCTGAGGGCTGTTTGCATACAGAGGGTCAAGAGTCAAGAGGTTCATTCCCGTTGTTTTGAAATCCTTGACCATGTACTTTCCGCTATACCTGTTTCTCATTACTAGGTCGACATATCCTACGTAATAGAATAGATCATCAATATCGATCCGGAATGAAAGCTGTACAGCTGGCTTACCCTGAAAGGTAGCGACTTCCCATTCTTCCATCATCGTGTCGAGATTATACATCGACGCAAGGACTAAGTTAATTGCCACCATTTCATTCTTCCTGGCAGTTTCTGGAATGCAGATTATGTCATCTTCCATCCCGTGATAGGCCAAGTAAGCATCCCATACAGCTCTGTCTTGGGAACCCGTAAGAATGTAGGTAGTGCATCCCGCTTCATAAGCGTGTCCAAAAGCAAAATGCTCATTGGTTTTTCTTCCCTGATGGGATTCGAGGAGTCTGTTGAGTTCAAACTTCCTCTCGCAAGTTAAGTATTCTTCAAGCGCTGAGTGGGACAGACGTATTTTCATCTTCTTGTTCCT